TCGCTGGTGCTCACCGTGACTTGGAGCGCGGCGCTGATGATGTAGACGCCTTCGGGCAGATAGACGCACCCGCCGTTAGTCTGTGCATAGTCGATCGCAGCCTGAATGGCTGTGGTGTCGTCAGTCTCGCCATCGCCCGTTGCGCCGAAGTCTTTGACGCTGATGAGGTCTTGGAGTTTCTGATGCACCGTGCGCCCGACAGCGCCCGTCACGATGCCGTCGTTGTTGGACTGGCGAAAGCCGATCAAGGCGTCGCCCTGCGCGATGTTGGACTGGCTGGCCAACTCAGTGGTCAGCGAAGAAAAGTCGTTGACGCCGGGGATATTGTCCCAAGTGCCAATCTGCACACCTTCGGAAGTCTCAAGGATGAACTTGTACGTGGCGTCAGCAGTCAGCCAGATTTCTTCGGCCGGGCGGCCAGCCGCGTCCAGCACGATCGGGTTGCTGTTGGCAGTGATGCCAGAAGACGAGGTGTACGTGATGGCCGGTGTGGTCGTGCCTGCAGCGTAGGTGTAGAGCACACCCCCGGAAAGAGGGTCACCGTTGTCGTCGAAGAACTGAGCGCCGGCGCCGGCAAAAAACGAGATATTGACGGTCATGTTTAGCTCACTTCGCGGCCAGAAGAACGGATGTTGATGCTGCTTGCAGTACCCGCGATTGTAGAGATGAAGCCTGACGGCATCAAGACTTGGCCTACAAGTTCGGGAAAGGTGTAGACCTCGCCGGGTTGAAGCGTCTTGGTCTTGGTGATCAAGTTCTGGTTGCCCGCCGCGTCGCCGCCAGTGACCAGGTTGACGCTGATTGTGGCCGCTGCCGAGTTGTAGTTCGTGGCGGTGAACTTGTCGATGATGGTGGTCACGCCCGACGCGGTGTATTGCGTTGTCTGGCTGTTTTCAGCTGTCTTGGCTGGAATGAGGACTTTGACGGTGACGGTCATGCTGTGACTCCTTGGATTGTCGGGGCTGATAGATAACTTACAGTCAAAATGGCAGAAGGCGAAACAGGTGTAGTTGGCGACGTGCCTGCGGGGATTGTCTCGATAAACGCAGACGATCCATTCGTGTGCCACATTAACTCAACATAATCGTTAGCCTTTAGTTCTACAAATATGTTTAGAGCAATGATGATCTGGCCGTTAATGCCAGAATGTTTGGTTGGAACGGTCACAACGCTATTGGAATTGGGCAAGTCGCCGCCGTTGTAACGCACCCAAACGGCGACTTCATACGGCTGAGACGTGCTTGTATTGCTTAACTGTAAGCTGTACTGAATGTTGTAGCCGCCTGGGGCGTCCACGTAAATTTTAGATGCAATTGTGCCGGTGATTGCTGTAGACGACACAGTCTGACTTGGGCTAATCACATAGACGCCTGCGCCACCTGGCGTACCAGACGTTTGCGACACAACGTGCGTATCAGCGGTAACGCCAGTGCCTGACAAAATCATGCCAAGCCTGATCGTGCCGGACGTCATAGCCGACACGGTTAAATTAGTTGTGCTAATTGAGCCTGTGAAAACTGCTGTGTCAGACACTAAACGAACGCTTTTCTGATACAGCGTGTTGTTAAATCTTACAGGGTAGGCTTCAGTTGTTGAGCCGTCATACTGGTTTGTGGTGTCATAGAAGCCACCATAAATAGGTTGTGCAACTTGAGGTGTGTAAGACGGCGCAAGCGCCAGCGCTTGCACTTGCTTTTGCAACTCAGCGATCTGCGACTCTTGCGTAGATGCACTAGGCGCGGCGCTTAAGTCGTTGATCAAGCCAGTATTGACTGCGCCGTCTTGGGCGGGCGGGCCAAGCTGCAGGTCCGTCAAGGACGCCGTGTTAGAGCCACTGCCGGTCAGCGCGAACAGGTTGAGCAGGAACCGGTACCACTCACGCGAGATCAAGCCCGTGCGCTCGTCCAGAAACGGAACGCGAGGGGCAATAATGTTGGTGAGGTTAGGCATTGGTGCCGCTCACATGCAACTCGGCGCCCATGATGGCAATCTTGACCGGATCAGTGCCCGAGACTTCGTACACCCGGTCCCGGATTTTGGTCGTCATGCCCAGCCGGCGCCAGATGATACGGGTGCCGAACTGGCCGATGCCACCCATGGACATCCAATGCTCGTTAGACCAGTTGTGGCCGCCGTCATCCGACCAGCGCAGCATGACCTTGGGGTCGGACTGCGTTGTCTCGACGATTGCGCTGGCAAGGTAATCACCCGATTCGGTGATCAGTTTCTCGCCGGACTGCGTGGTCAGGTAGAAGACCTGTTCGGTCGTAAAACCATTGAGGCCCACGCCCGACTCTGCGTCCAGCTGCAGGCTGTGCTGCGCCGTGCGCTTGAGGTTGTTCTGGCCGGTGGGCAGCGCGCGCCAAGAGCGCAGCCATTTCTGCACCTCGCCGTTGTCCGCGTAGACGTCCAGATTGAACCGATAGACGTTGCCATTCTCGAAGTCGCCGACCAGGATGTTGCCTTGGTAGTTGCACTGGCAGTTGGACCGGTGGCGGGTGAACTCACCTCGGGAAAACCCTGCACGCTCATGCCAAGCCTGCGTGGCTGCGTCGTACACCCAGGTCGCGTTGGCGCTGGGGAACGTCAGCACGTAGAAGTTGTGGCCTTCTTGCTGGTAGGTGTAGGCGATGGCGTCCGAGATGTTGCCGTACTGGGCAATCGCGTACTCGATGGCGTGCGTGGACACGCGTTGGCCCGTGTAGCCGTTGGCCTTGTAGACGATGCCTTGGCCGCGATCGTCCGCGCCCAGCCAGAACAGCGAGTTGTCCAGCTTGGCCACAGAGTACGGCGCGGCGCAACCGATCTCGTTGTACGCACCTTGGATGCGGGCCAGCGGGAAGTTGGCGTCGCCCGCGTCGTACCAGACTTCGACCGAGTTGGTGCCAAAAAGCCACGCTTCGCGGTGATCGACATTGACCGCCACCAGGCCGTCAGGTGAGCCTTCTGCGCTGGCGAAGTCCAGCGGGTCAACCGAAGTACCGTCCAGAAGCGCCGTCACCCAGACGCGCTGGCTGTTGGGTTCGTTGAACACGAAGTAGCCGTCCAGGTAGCCGACCGTCACGGCGCCGGGGAAATCCGGGTCGTTGATCTGCTTAAAAACCTTCGTGTTGATGTTGTAGATGTAGCTGGGGCCGTTGCAGGCGAAGAACACCTGCGTGCCGTTGTCTGTGATCGAAACCGGTCCGCCGTCGGCCACGTTGCCGATCTTGACCGGCGTGGCGTTCAGGCCGGGCACGCGGTAGGCTTCCGTGCCGGAGACGACATAGTAGACCGACGTATAGGTGCGAGACACCCACAACCCACGAATCGGGCCTGTACCGATGGTCTGCACAAGCTCCAGCCCCGGTGTGCGGTTGAGGAACGCCGCCTCTTTGCCGCCTTCGGGGATGATTTCCGGGAACAAGTTGATCATACGATTGTCGGCAGCATTGACGCTGCGCGCGACATAGGCTGATCCGAGAATCGGCGTCTTCATCAATAGTTCCCGGCGTAGATGTTAAAGCGTTGGCGAGTGGCCACGATGGCGTACGGCAGCGCCATCACATCGTCAGGATTGTTGATGCGCTTGAGATTGCGCTTGCTGGTCATGGCAATGCGCTGTACCTGCGGCGACGGCTCGACGCCGTACTCGGGCGCCAACTCCATGGCCAGGTTGTACGCGAACGCACGCATGTAGCCGGGCGGGAAGTGCAGCGTGGTAGACAGCGTGGCGGGCTGCGACAGCTCCTCCACCGAGATGAAGTGCCACTCCAGCACCCGCGTGGGCCTGGGATAGATGTACATCGTGATGTCCGGGAACGTCATGTTCACGAACAACACTTGTGGGTAGGTCGAGGATACCGTCTTGACCGCAATTCCGTCGTACTGCTGCTGGTTGATCAGCTTGACACCGTAGGACACGTTGGTCTGCGGGTCGCGGAAGTACGTCGCGTCGTCGATCAGAATGGGGCGGTTGCCCACCAGGTCGCCCGTGGGGCCAAGGGTCTGCTTGATCTCGCCCACAGGCCAGAGAAACACTTGGTCTTGGGTCGAGTACACCGACAGGCGCTCAGTATTCCAGCTGTCGACCATCTGATCGAAAGTGACCAGCGCATCTTGCGCCATGGCGGCGGAAGGCGTTTCTTCTGCGGCCAAAACGCCAAGCAGCCGAAGTGCGCGAGTAATTTGGTCACCCGCCGTAAAAGTAGTCATTTAAAGCCCCTTTCTTGCGGCCCATCGGGCTTTATTAGCCACGGAGATTTTTTGCTTTGCTTCATCGGTATGGTACCGACCTTTGCTGGTTGCAGCAATCTTGGCCCGTGTTTCGGCGGAAATCACCTTACCTTTGTTTAGCTCAGACAATTTTTTCTTCTGAGCTTCGGATGTGGTGCAAATGCCTTTTTTTGCTTTTGAAATATTTTGCT